CGACTGGAATCGTTTGGAAGAAAAGCTGGAACCGCGTGTTGGTGATATGTTTTCTGGTGTTGTTTCTGCGAGTAAAGGCGCACCTCCTATTCCTGCCGGTGAGATTGCGCGAAAATCGACAGTGAAGACGTGCATGCCACCGCCACCATCTATTACTGCTACAGACCCATATTTGTGAGTGCAACGAATGAGTAAATGTAATATGCAGGAGTCTGAGTGCATACTCGACGTACTCCATGAAGAGACTATCGATGCAATGTCTAGGCTCCAGATCAACAGGCAGCAAGCAGCTGATATTGCGTTGTCGATAGAATCAGGGTTGCGGCGCAGGATTGGTGGTAGGAGCCACTATATTGCTGCTAATAGTTGCGGAATCAAGCGGCGTCTCGTGGAGAATGATGTTCTCGCAGGCGTCCACCCTCAAGTGATTGCAAAGCGGCGCGGTGTCAGTATGCGCTGGGTATATAGGGTAAAAAATGAGATGGTGCAAGCAGCCGGATAGCGGCATCTTGCGTTAGGGTTTTCCCTAGTGAACAAACTTGCCTAGTTTGTTCACAACGCGACATAGTAACTTTGCACCATGGCGAGTTACTTCGACACTTCTGATCCTGCAACCTGGACAAACCAGGAATGGGTAAACAACATCAACCGAGCGATTGCATATGTGCTCGGTGGCCGTGAGGTTGCAATCAACGGGAAACGGCTAACCAGGGAAGACCTGCCAAACTTGCGCGAAGAGCTCAAATTTCGTGAGCAGCGGTTATCCAGCGCAAATGCACGCGCAGGCGGTATCTCGTCACGGTCTCCTGTGTATATCAGATTCTGATGGGCGCGCAGATTGCAAAGCCACGCCTCAAGCCAACAGCGGAAGCGCTATATGGTGGTTCGTACATGATGTCTGCGCATCATGCTGCATCGCGTAGTGATCGAAGTATGGCGACGTGGAATCCTCCTGCTGGATCTGCAGACGCTGATTTGATTGATGAGCTGGATGTCATCGTTCCGCGATCTCGTGATCTGGTGCGCAACAACGGACTAGCATCAGGAGCGATTCAAACCCTAAAGGACAACATTGTTGGGTCGGTGTTGCGTCTGTCAGCAAAGCCTGATTCGCGCCTTCTTGGGTGGGAAAAAGAGCATTCTGCAGAATGGGTTAAGGAGGTTGAGGCGCAGTTCCGCACGTGGGCTGAAACAACAGAATGTGATGCGGGGCGCACCATGACCCTGCTTGGACTTACTACGCAGGCTTTAGGCAGTGCGCTGTTCAATGGCGAGGCGTTGGCGATACCGCACTGGCTGCCGCGTAATGATGCGAGATGGTCAAGCCGGCTGATGCTTATTGAGGCAGACCGGCTGGCAACCCCGCCTGGAATGGAGCACTTGGATACGATTCGTGGTGGTATCGAGGTTGACCAATATGGCGCGCCAGCTGCGTACTGGATCCAGAAAACGCACCCTGGTGACAGATATAGCATGACTTGGACTCCATCTCCTGATCAGTGGGAGCGCATACCAGCGTTCACCGCGTGGGGGCGTCGGCGTGTTGTGCACCTTCATGACAAAGAGCGTACAGGACAAAGCCGTGGCAAGCCGATACTCACATCTGTCATGCGTGAGTTTCGCATGGCTGGTCATTATGAAACTACAGAACTGCAGGCAGCAGTATCAAACAGCCTGATCGCTGCGTTTATCGAGTCTGATCTTGATCAGGAATCAGTTGCGCAACTTTTTTCGTCTGGCGCAGACCGCAATCCAGAATCATATTGGCGTTCGCAGCATCAGGAATACCAAACCACACTCAAAGGCGGTGCCGTTATTCCTCTGCCGATTGGGGCAAAACTATCCGGTTTCCAGCCTGGTCGGCCAAATGCTGCATTCGAAGGGTTTATGTATGCGGTGCTCAGGCATATTGCAGCCGGTCTGAATATTCCCTATGAGTTGCTAACAAAGGATTTCTCCCAAACGAACTATTCCAGCGCCCGGGCGGCGTTGCTTGAGGCGTGGCGTTTTTTCATTGGCCGCAGGCGCTGGATAAAAGAATATTGGCTGGATCCTATCTATGAATTGTGGCTTGAAGAGGCTGTGCAATTGGGGCGCATAGAAGCGCCTTCGTTTTACGAGCATCGGTATGCATATAGCCGGTGTCGGTGGATCCACGCAGGGCGTGGCTGGGTAGATCCGGTAAAAGAGGCGAATGCAGCAAAAATACGCATGGATGCAGGGCTGTCAACTTTGGAAATGGAGTGCGCTGAACAGGGTCAGGACTGGGAAGAAGTCATTGAGCAGCGCGCCAGAGAAAAACAGGCGATCGCTGATAGTGGGTTGAGTGAACACGATCCAGTGACAGATGAAGAAATTCTTGCGATGGAAGAGGAAGACAAGAAACTTGAGGATAAAAAAAGATGAGCATTATCCGCTACCCGAACATTGCCAGTCGCATCTTCAATACACCGCTGCTGATCACGCCAGATAAGCTTGACGCAATCATCGCTGGACTTTCCGGGAGGATTGGGATCCATTCCGTAGCCGCTCCGCAGGCGTTTGTCTCGGCAAAAGCTGAAAAGAAAGAGCCGGGTTACAGCGTGATTCGCGGCGTTGCAGTGATCAATGTATTCGGTGTGCTGGTGCATCGTTCACGCATGGAGGCTGATTCTAGTTACCTACTCGGATACGACTCTGTTGCAGCATGGTTCGATGATGCTCTGGCTGACAGTGACGTGCACTCCATTGTGCTAAACATCGACAGCCCTGGCGGCGAAGTGGCAGGCTGTTTTGATCTGGTGCAGAAGATTCGTGATGCTCGTGGAACAAAACCTATTCATTCGGTTGCCTCCGATCAATCATGTTCTGCTGCATATGCTATTGCATCTGCTGCTGACAGTGTTTCCGTCACGCGCACAGCGATGGTTGGGAGTATCGGTGTAGTTACCAGGCATGTCGATTTCTCAAAACTCATGGAGCAGGACGGTATAAAGGTAACCTATATTTATGCCGGCGCGCAAAAAATTGATGGCAACCCGTTTGAGCCTTTGCCTCCAGCCGTTCGTGCCCGTTTTCAGACAGATATCGACAGCCTGTATGAGCTGTTCGTCAATACTGTATCGGAAAACCGCAATCTATCAGAGGAACATGTGCGCGGCACAGAGGCCGGTGTGTTCACTGGAGAAGCTGGCGTTGCAGCGCAGTTGGCGGATCAGGTAGAGACGCCAGACCAACTGATTCAACGACTGTCCGTGGAAGGCGGTCAGTCCAATTCAACCCGGGCGCTCGCCGCCCATCATCAAGAGGAAATTCTCATGTCTGTTGAGGACAAGAATAAACCCACTGCGGCGGCTTCCGGCACCGCAGATGAAACTGCCCTTGAGGCCATGCGTGCAGAAGGCGTGGCTGAAGGCCAGGGTAATCTCGAAACCGCCGTGGTCGAGGCTCGCGCAGATGAGCGCAGTCGCATTCAGGCTATCGTCACAAGCGATTCTGCCAGTGGGCGCAATGAAATGGCACACCACCTGGCATTTGCCACGGATATGGATGCAAAGCAGGCGCAGGCGCTGCTGGACAAGTCACCGAAGGCGACGCCGGCTGGTAGTGATGTTTTCTCTGCGGCAATGATTGCCGCTGGAAATCCTGATCTTGGTGCTGATGATGGTGGTGATGGGAACGATGCCGCTGCAGAGGCAAACAAAATTGTCGGCATGCTAAACGGCTGATTGCCGAGGAGAAATATCATGGCTGAATTTAATTCACAAACCTATATACCAGACGCACTCACTGCGGGAAATGAGCATCTTCTGGTTGGTAAAAAAGTAACCATATCTACGTTGCAAAATCTGCGGCGTGGGGCGGTGCTTGGCAAGGTAGATGTTTTCGGAACTATTGAATATGTGCTGTCAGATGCAGGCGCATCCAATGGGTCAGAGATCCCTGATCTGATTCTGGCAGAAGATTGCGACGCTACAGATGGCGCGAAAGAAGCGATGGCGTATTCGCGTGGTGATTTTAATGCCAGTGCCATGGTTCTTGGGGATGGCCACACCATCGACAGCATTAAAGAGGGCCTGCGCGTCAAGGGCATCATCATCGTCGGAGCCGGCGTAGCTGGACTATAGGAGTAATAAAATGGCTGATATGTTTTCCACTGACGTGCTGATTCGCACGGTCAATTCCATGAAGATGGCCCCCAGCTTTTTGCTGGATCGCTTCTTCCCGAATATCCAGACAGAAGAAAGCGAAGAAATACACTTCGATGTGCAGAACCGCACCCGTCGGATCGCACCCTTCGTGTCGCCGCTTGTCGCCGGCAAAGTGGTTGCTGCAGAGGGGTACACCACCAACACATTCAAACCTGCCTACATCAAGCCGAAAACCCCGTTTGACCCGCGGCGCCCGCTGCGACGCGCAATGGGCGAGCAGATCGGCGGCAACCTGGCTCCGCAAGACCGGTTGCGGTTGAATCTGGCGCTGACGCTGGAAGATCATATCGATATGATCAATCGCCGGCTTGAGGTCATGGCTGCAGAGGCATTGCGGCTTGGTCGTGTCACGGTGTCAGGCGAAAGCCATCCAACCGAAGTAGTGAGTTTTGGGCGTGACGGTGGCCATACCATTGTCAAGGGCGCCGGTAGTAAGTGGGGCGACGCCGGTGTAAAGCCGCTTGACGATCTACAGAATTGGGCGCAACAGGTACTTAAAACAGAAGGCGCGCAACCAGTGGATGTCGTTATGGACGTGGATTCGTGGAAAGTGTTTCGTGCTGATGCGGACGTGGACAAGCGCCTGGACAACCGGCGCGTCATGGACAACGCCATGAGCCTTGATGCGCAGATGCATGAAGGCGGCGTGTACATGGGTACAGTAGATGGGTTCAATGTTTGGGTGTATTCCGGCTGGTACATCGATGATGATGATGTGGAGCAGCCAATTCTTCCATCCGGAACAGTCATCCTGTCTAGCGCGCAGCTGGAGGGTGTCCGCGCCTTCGGAGCAATCCAGGATCATGATGCTGGCCTGGTGGCACTTCCGTACTATCCAAAATCCTGGGTAACGCCTGATCCGTCCCAGCGCTGGTTGATGACACAATCCGCGCCACTGGTGGTTCCGACCCGAGTGAACGCCAGCCTGTCCGCGTCCGTACTGTGAGGTGAATCATGAAAGTTGATCTAAATTGCGTCTATGAGACGGAGAAAAAAACTTTTCAGCCTGGTGCTACGCCAGATCTTCCAAAAGAAGATGCGGAGCGGCTGATTGCACTGGGATACGCAACCAAGCATGAAAAGCCAGCCAAACCAGCCGGTGCTGGCGGTGAAGGTGCCGGGGATGCTGGTGATGGTGGAAGCGCTGGCGGCAGCGGTGCTGGTACTGCTGGCACTGATTGATCCATGACCTCAGTATTTGACTCCATTGCGGTGCCTGCCATCGACACGGTTTTCGATACCTTCGCTGAGGGTATCGAGATCGTGACCGCTGGCGGGACAACTTCGGCCACAGGCATCTATTCACAACAGCCTGACAGTGGTGAGTTCGGCGGTGCATCTGTCGATTCGCT